AGACAGTGGTTCGACACAGAGTAACAGCTCTGGTTCTCAGACTTTAAGTATCACAGCACCTTCAGTTGTTTCTGGGGACTATGTAGTGATCGTTATAGCAGTCAACATTTCGTCTGCTATTACAGCTTTTGGAGATTTAACAGGGTGGACGCAAGATGTGTACGAGACAAGTACCCCCGAACGCCTACTTGTTTTATCAACTACTGTAGTAGGAAATGAAACTTGGATAAATAGTAATATCGAGTGTACGATTGCGGCGCAATACTCATGCTGTGTCTTTTCTGTAGCTAACGTAACTGGAAAACAAGTAGGAACTTTTAATGACAGCACCAGTTCTTCTGTTATCCTTTCCTCTTTAAGTCTTACCAATCCTTCACTGCTTCTTTCATTGTCTGGCTCAGACAACTATGGCACTGTAACAAGTATAACTAATTCAAGCTACACTTTTACCTCGGTTGTTGAGTCATCAACGAATACTAGTCTTGCAGGTGAAGTAGCCATTTATAGTGCAGGCTTAGTATATTCTGGGGCAACTGGCACAGTAACAATAACGATTGACACATCAAATGGACTTGCGGCGGTGTTACTTGCTTTTTCATAAATTAATAATCATAGGAGATAAACTATGCACGTAAAAATTGTAAATGGAAATCCTGTTCAGTATCCATACACGATGGTTCAATTTCGCCGTGATAACCCTAATACTTCTTTTCCAGTAGAAATACCCGATACTATTTTAGAAACATACGGGGTACATCGAGTAAGAGAGTCAGAAGTTCCATCATTTGATTCTAAAGTACAGGAGTTAGTCACGGGTACTCCTGTCTTAAACGGCGATGGATGGGAAACAAATTATTCTATAAGTAATAGACCCCAAGAAGAAGCTGAATATAATGTAAGATGTTACCGTGACTCACTATTAACTGAAACAGACTATCTAGCTATGTCAGATAATACTTTATCTACAGAAATGGCAACATACAGACAAGCACTAAGAGATGTTCCATCACAAGCTGGTTTTCCAGATAACATAACTTGGCCTACAAAGCCGTAACTTAAAGGAGCCTTAACATGGCAATACAAATAGATTTATCAACATCACAATATGGTACAGCATTCTCTGGTGCATACTTTAGAATAGTAACTGCATCAATCTCAAGAGAGATGGGTGATACCCACTCAGTAATGGTGGACTGTAGTGGATATGCAACTGCAACACCAACGGATGACACACATCCAGTAGATTTCCGCAGATACAATGCACCTCTAGCTACTATCGAAGCTACGGCTGGCGATGACTTCTTATCTAAGTGTTACACATGGGTGATGGCTCAAGATGACATGAGTGGTTCATCAGCCGTCTAAAGATGGACAATGGTGATAATGGCTGGCACATAGCCAAAAGTGTCCCTGCCACCCTCCTCCTTGGCCTCATCACACAAGCTGGAGCAATTGTTTGGACTGTCAGCATGATGATGGCAGACATCCAAGAAAACCAAACAGACATCGTTGAGTTCGGACAGCGTATATCTAAAGTAGAACAGATGGTTCAATCCCAAGCTGTCTCAATGGCACGAATAGACGTGAACATAGAACACATCCACATCCGTTGAAAAGATGGCAGACCGAGATGGTTAGGCTTGTCCTATCTTCAGTAACCTTATTACTAACAACAGCCTGTATTCCCGAAATCTATGTGGACACGCCGATAGCCTTTCCGTCGAGTTGTCCACATGGAGATACAGTATGTGAACGTAATCTAAACGCACAGACGCTGGCTTATATAGGCCACAAAGATGCGGCGACTAAGCTGATGTGCCAAGATTACAAAGTAGAGAAAGTTATGGTTGAAGAATGTGGAAACTATTCGCCCTTATATTAATACTGTTGGTAAACCCAGCGTATGCAAACGATATTGATGGAGACTTTAATAACAACTACGACAGTAGCACTGTAGACTCCAACAACGCGACAACTAATGAAACCAATAATTACAATGCGGCTGGGGCTTCTCAGGCCGCACCTGTAATGTCAGCCATTTCACCTACGATGACAGGTGGAGGTGGTAACGATAGTTGTCTATTACCTACTACCTCTGGCATCCAAGTAACTATGTTTGGGATGTCCAGTGGGACGATGCAACAGGATGAGCACTGTAATCGCCGTAAGAACGCCCGACTATTAGGAACACCACAGCAAATCGGAGGACTAGGGCTACAAGTTTCAGCCATATCAGTCCTGTGTAGTTCGCCAGATGGCAACGTATTCCGCAGTATGATGCTAGCCAGCACACCCTGTCCGATCATGGATGTGGTCACTGGTAAAATCCTAATGGGTAAAGCGGCAATAGATAAATACAGAGAACATCCAGATGTCTACATTATTGGCTACGAGCCAAACAAAGTATTCTGGGATACTCTCTTACGAATTGGAGAAGATTTAAGTGATGAAGAAACAAAAGCAAAGGTTGCTACTGTCAGCGACAACCGCACTCTTAGTCAGCGGTTCCGTAGCTCACGCAGAGTCATACCAACCACCAGCGGAGTACAGCCAGACAGGAGCACAGAAGATAACTGAGCTAAAAGGCACAATAGACATCATTAACAATAAACTGCTTGCGAGTGGACAGCTGGTCAATGGTGCTGTCGGATACGCAACAGTCGGACGTGTAGTTGTCGATGATGCATTAGATGACGCACTAATCACGGATGCACAGTTCATAGCATATACAACGGCGTTAGACAAAGTGGTTGCACACGACTACGCTACAGCACAAGATGCCAAACAATTGTTCACTCAAGAGCACACAGCGGCAATGAACCAGCTGGCACTTGCTGTTGATCTACTGACATCAGCAACATCTGTATTAGCTACAGCAACAACAGTATCCGCAGTCGCGGCTGAAGCTGACACCAAGCCAGAACAAGTGGCACTACAAGGCATGCTACAGACAGACGAGTACAGCATACAGGCATCTGAAGTTGCTACATACAATGATGCAGTCGATAACGTCGAGAAGTACGCCCAGCAAGCTGGTGCATTCATGGCGGCGGCTAACAACACTGATCTAACAGCGTCTATAGACAGCTACACAGCTACCAATAATCTAGTCGCTGGTAACTACACAGCCATCACGTACACACAGAATGTCGATGAGTTTGTCATCACATGGTCTGGCAATGGTACTGGTTGGTCTGGTTATCTAACAGATGACATGAAGGATGCTACAGCCATCTATGGTGCGAACACCTACATGCAACAACATGGAACACCAATCAAGGACATGTAAATTCAATGGAAGACACAGAACTAAAGGTCGGCGGCTTCACCTTCAGAGGATGGTACATAGCGGCGGCCTTGCCAATACTGTCTGCAATCAGCGGCGGTATCTACTATGGGTATGACACCCTCAATCGCTTCTATGCGGTAGAGACTGGAATCGATCTTGTGACGACTGAAGCTGACATGTTCAACGTCAGAGCCACAGATTTTAACTCTCGCATACAGGCACTGGAACAGGCGGTACAAGATAATGATGTTAGAGGTCTTAACACGCGGCTATCGACGATTAGTACGCAAATGCAAACAATACTGGAGCAACAGAAAGACTTGTTGGACTTACGTTCTAAAGTTGAAAAGTCGAGTACAATCACGGATCAAATCGGCGATAAGCTGGATGTCTACCAGACTGAGATAGACGACATCTGGAAGGCTTATGACAGCCTTGCCAGCAATCCATTAAACTAAGGATTACACATGATACAATCATTGATAAGCCCTGTCGCTGGGCTTCTAGATAAATTTATTCCTGACAAAGACCAAGCGGCGGCTCTCGCTCATGAGATAGCAACGATGTCCGAAAAACATGCCCAAGAACTCTCACTCGCACAATTAGCAGTAAACAAAGAGGAAGCCAAAGGTAACTGGTTTCAGTCTTCATGGAGACCAGCTGTTGCATGGATTTGTGTTCTAGGGATGGCAGTAAACTTCCTAATCTCACCCCTACTTTCTCCACTTGGAGTAGTTGTCCCACAGGCTGATACATCTGTGATGATGCCAGTGTTGATGGGAATGCTCGGTCTTGGCGGTTTGCGTAGCTTCGAAAAGGTTAAAAAGGTGAATAAATGAAGAGTAACTTTGATAAGTGTCTAGCGATGCTTCTGGAACATGAGGGCGGCTTCACGGCAGATAAACGTGACAAAGGTAATGCTGGTGATGGACATGGGAACCAAGGCTCAACAATGCTTGGTGTCACCTCAAGGGTATACGCTGACTGGACTGGAGAGCCAGCACCAATAGAAGTCATGAAGGCACTTACGCCTGATGATGTTGCTCCCATCTACAAGAAGAACTACTGGGATCGAGTTAAAGGCGACCAACTGCCATCTGGTGTAGACTGGTGTGCATTTGACTGGGCTGTGAACAGTGGTTCGGGTCGCCCTGCCAAAGCTATCCAAAGAGCAGTAGGTGCTACTCAAGACGGAGCCATAGGTAATCAGACGCTTGGCTTAGTTGCTGAGAAAGACCCTAAGTTTATCATCGACTACGTCTACACAGTCAGACAGGCATTCTATGAGAGCCTAGATGACTACAAGCACTTCGGTAGAGGCTGGAGCAGAAGAAACACTGAGACACTTCATCAGGCTATGGAGATGGTTGAGTAATGGTAGAATATAGAGGAGAGAAGTTCTCAGGATACAACAAACCCAAACGTACACCCAGCCACCCTACAAAGTCACATGTCGTCCTAGCTAAAGAAGGCAGTACGATAAAGATGATACGCTTTGGACAACAGGGAGCCAAGACAGCCGGTAAACCTAAAGCTGGTGAGTCCTCTAAGATGAAAAAGAAACGTGCAAGTTTTAAAGCAAGACACGGAAAGAACATCAAAAGAGGCAAGATGTCAGCGGCTTATTGGGCTAATCGTACCAAATGGTAGCTATAATGACAAAAAACACAGATCGTCCGAC